TTTGTTAAATCAACATTTAAGAAAAAATGAATCCGATAACTGACTTTATTTTTACAGTAACTTGGTTTGGCTTATTAGTGTTTGCTATAAGGTCAATAATAAAGGGGTGGAGTATGATGTCTTCTCCTGCAAAAGATTTTAATTATGAAGTGCAGAAGAGAATGGTTACCAAATCAATACATCCAGAAATGTCTGAAGTTAAGCAGGGTGATGAATTGATGGTTGTTAATTTTACACCTGATGAAGAGTTTTCAAAAAAGGTACAGCAATCCGATAATTTTTTACAGAAATCCCTACAAGATAGAATTGACGAAATAGAAGATCCGTGGGATAATGATGACGATGATGGAGGTCTTGTAGTACGAAAATGATTTTTTTAATTTCAGTAATGTCCTTTGCAAACTTTGTATTCTATCCATTGGTGGTAGGTACAATTATTGCTGTAATTATTGAACAGATACTTAGGTCTGTAGGAAACGAAGATGACCCTAAAGCAGTTAGAAATGTAACAATTGCTATGGGCATACGTAAATATTTTTGGAGACAAGCTTGGCTTTTTAATATCATATGGTTTGTAGGGTATGGTATACTATTAATAGTAAACAGACCAGGACAACAGGCAATGCCTGATATGATTTGGCAAGGATAATTTATAATTTTTATTATGAATTTGGATGAATTAATTTATATCTCTAAGAATCAATTATCTAAGGATTTTTGTGATCACTGTATTGAAAAATTTGAACAATATAAAGAGTATCAATTACCAGGTGTAACTGCTAATGGACATGATAATATAAAAATATCTACGGATATGGTTATTAGTTCGGTTGATTGGTGGAAAGAAGAAGATAATATTTTTTTTGAATCTTTATCTGATAATTTAGAATGTTATAAAACATTTGTTCCATCTAAGATTCAGGGATTTGTTATGAATGGAAATCCTGTTGATACTGGATATCAACTTCAAAGAACAAAGGCAGGAGAATATTATGGATGGCATCATGATCAATTAGAAACAAGACATCTTACTTTTATATGGTATTTGAATAATATAAAAGAAGATGGATATACTGAATTTCGTAGTGGGTTGAAAATTCAACCAGAATGTGGTAAGATGCTTATATTCCCTGCATTATGGCCTTGGGTACATAGAGGATTTAGACCAAAATCTGAAACTAAGTATATATGTACGGGATGGATTGAAGATGATCATTAATTATGAGTGAAGAGTTTACTAGAATAGCATCAGCACTTGAAAGAATTGCTAATGCATTAGAACACCTACATATTGAAAAGATTGATCATGCTCACATCGATGATATCGGTGAGATACATGGCGATGTAGTAACCCACCCTAAACAATTTTAAATATGACTAAACAAGAAACAATTAAATATACTATCAGGCAAGATGGTTATGTAACTCAGGAAGTCTTTAATGTTCCTGGTGCTGCATGTGTTGATCTTACTGAGGATATAGAGATTAAACTAGGTGACTTAGAAAACAGAGTTTATACTTCAGAATATTATGATCGGGGAGTTAATTTAACCAACGATATTACAATTAATACTAAAGATTACGATGTCACATTTTAGTACAATAAAGACAAAACTTAAAGACAAATCTATTATAATAGAATGTCTTAATCTAATGGGTGAAAGGGTCAATAATCCTGCTGATTTGGGAATGTCTGCAGTAGATCTTGTTATTATAAATCCAGATCATGCTGAAGATCATCCTACTACTGAGGTTGAATTTTCTATTGGTGTTGATATTGGATTTAAGATAAATGAAAAAACAGGTGAGTATGAACTTATTGCTGATAGGCAGACATGGAAAAAGGATATTCCTATTGAAAGATTTCTTCAAAAACTAACACAACAGTATGCAAGGTTAACAGTTCATGAATCTATCAAAGAGCAAGGGTTTCAATTAGCAGAAGAATGGGAAATGGATGATAATACTATAGAGATAACCGCAACAAGATGGGTTGAATAGCTTGACTACATAACGTATATCCATTATAATATACGGGTAAACCAATTAAAGCAATGACGCTTACTTCAAAGTTCAAGAAAGACATAAGCACTTTACGTGCTGCCGTCAATCAGGAAATTTTCCTAGATGTTAAGAATCCAAAACTTTATAAGAAAGTAAAGAGATATTATCAAGATGAAGTTAAATTAACTGGAGAAGATCCAGATGCAGATTACAATGCTATAATGGAATGCATTGCTGAAGATTTAGTGGGAGTAGTATAATGAATGTTCTCCTTGAAAGATTTCCTTATCGTTATGTTGAGAAGGGTGTTTTAGAAAACGGTAAACCTGATTTTCGTATCCAGAAGATGGATAGTTATTCTCCTAGATGGAAGGATATGTATCTATGTGATAATGGTATGCAGTTGACTCAAGCCATGGAAGACTTTGAATATACCAAATGGTTAGATCCTGCTGGTGTACCTTGTTATGTAAAAGATAATTAATTATGAGAGAAGAAAGACCGTGGGGATGGTATGATGTCATCGACCACGGTGATAGATACAAAGTAAAAAGTATTGAAGTCAATACTGGACAAAGCCTTTCACTACAACGACATTTTCATCGTTCTGAACATTGGGTTGTAGTTGAAGGTGCTGCTTTGATTGAAGTTGAAGGAAAAGAAACTTTAGTATTTGAAAATCAAAGTACATATATTCCTTGCAATTCTAAACATAGATTATCTAATGCAGGTAAGATACCATTGAGAATTATTGAAGTTCAAAGTGGTTCTTATTTGGAAGAAGATGATATAGAACGATTTGATGATTCTTATGGGAGATCCTAAAATGAAAAAAGTATTAATTACAGGTGGTGCAGGTTTTATTGCTCATCATCTAATTGGACAAATATTAAAAACAACTGATTGGGAAATTATCAGTCTTGATAGATTGGATTATAGTGGTAATTTAAATCGTCTTCATGATTTGATGTTATCTTTTGATCCAGAAGTTAGGAAAAGGGTGAAGATAGTTCATCATGATCTTAAAGCAGAACTCAATCCACTTGTTCGTAGTGAGGTTGGTAATGTAGATTATATTTTACATCTTGCTGCAGGATCTCATGTAGACAGAAGTATTGATTATCCAATGGAATTTGTCATGGATAATGTTGTAGGTACATGTAATATACTAGAGTTTGCACGTACCCAGAAGGATAACTTAGAAAGGTTCATCTACTTTGGAACTGATGAGGTATTCGGTCCTGCTCCTAATGGTATTAAGTATAAGGAGAATGATAGATTCAATTCTACTAATCCATACTCTGCTACGAAGGCAGGTGGTGAAGAGTTAGCAGTAGCATATGAGAATACATATGGACTTCCAATATACATTACTCATACAATGAATGTATTTGGTGAACGTCAGCACCCAGAGAAGTTTATTCCTATGTGTATTAAAAGAGCAAGGGATGGTGAGACAGTAACTATTCATAGTGATGCGACAAAAACAATTGCAGGTTCAAGACATTATATTCATGCTGAAGATGTTGCTTCTGCTGTTTTATTTCTTTTAAACTATGAAGGAACATTTGAACCTACATGGGGTAATGCTAAGTGTCCTAAGTTTAATATTGTTGGTTCTGAAGAGTTAGATAATCTTGAACTGGCCAATATTATTGCTGCAGCACAAGATAAAGAACTTAAGTATGAGATGGTTGATTTCCATTCATCACGTCCTGGACATGACTTGCGTTATGCACTAGATGGTGATAAAATGAGAGAGCTTGGTTGGGTTCCTGCTAAATCTGTTAGAGAAAGAATAGCACAAGTAACTCAATGGACATTAGAAAATGAAAGATGGATTACTCTTTAAAGTATAATGGTAAAAATTATGAGTAAATACAAAAAGACTGCACTTGTATTAGGTGCTGGTGGTTTCATAGGAAGTCACATGGTAAAGAGACTTCGTTCTGAAGGTTATTGGGTAAGAGGTGTAGACCTTAAGTATCCAGAATTTTCAGATACAGAAGCAAATGAATTTGTGCAAGGTGATTTGCGTGATGTAGATTTTGTTCGTAGAGTAATACAATATAAAGGAGAACAAGGTAATTTTTATAATGAAATTCCTTATAGATTGATTGAACCATTTCATGAAATCTATCAGTTTGCTGCTGACATGGGTGGTGCAGGATTTGTATTCACTGGTGAGAATGATGCTGAGATCATGCAGAATTCTGTTACTATTAACCTTAATGTATTAGAACAACAAAGGTTATTGAATGAGACTTTTGGTGATTATAAAGAGTGGACAGAAGCAAATAGACCTAAATTAGATTATAAGACTAAAATATTTTATTCTGGTTCTGCTTGCATGTATCCAGAACATAACCAATTAGATCCTGATAATCCAGATTGTCGTGAAGAGTCAGCATATCCAGCAGCACCAGATTCAGAATATGGATGGGAGAAACTTTTTTCAGAGAGATTGTACTTGGCTTACAATCGTAATCATGGCATTCCTGTTAGGATTGCCCGTTATCACAATATCTTTGGACCAGAAGGAACTTGGGACGGTGGAAGAGAGAAAGCTCCAGCTGCAATCTGCCGCAAGGTTGCTCTCGCAGAGGAGGAAAACGGATCTATCGAGGTGTGGGGAGACGGTTTACAAACTCGTTCCTTCCTGTACATTGATGAATGCATCGAAGCAACTAGAAGATTAATGGATTCAGACTTCATGGGACCAGTTAATAT